TCAGTGATTTTCTTGATATTTTTTTTGAGCCGAAATCTCTTTCTGCAATCTGTTGACCTTTTCTGTCAATTCTTCTATTAACATCTTCTGGGTGGTTATTAATAAGTCTTTATCTGATCCATAACTCGATTTAGTTTCATTAACGTCATTTGTGTAATTTTTGTAGGCGTTTTTTAACATTTCTCCTTCTCCGGTCATCAACCACTCCGGGTTGATATCTCTATAAGCAGATAGAAGTTTCTCTATCGTTTCACTATTCAAGCCTTTATTGTTTTTGATGGCTTTACCGATAAGTCCGTTGGAAAGCGAAGCATCAACAGTAATATTATTAGCGTTCAAACCCTTGAAATTCATGTACATTACAAGCCTGTCTATAATTGTTTTCATAAAAACAGAAAAAAATCTATATTTTTGTTTTTTATATAGAAACAAGTCTATATATTTGTTTCAAATAATAATCAAATGTATATAAAAAATCCATACTTCACAGAAAACGAGTTTTCACTACTAAAAAACAACTTCAAAAAAATAGGCGAAGCGCATGGAGTGTCAGGTCAATATGTAGGTGCCATCGCGTCAGGCCATAGGGCTGTAAACAGCGAGAAAGCAAGGACGATACTTGCGTCTCTTCAAAAACTATTAAAATCAATAAAGTCATTGTAATGATAACAATCCGCGCGTTAACGCGAAAGTGGAGATAAACAATATCTCAAACGCTCGCACGATGAGTCAGGGCAAAAAAATCGTGACAGCCGGGAAAGACCGGCTTTTATCAAACAAATAAAATAATTCTGATGTATCAATACCACCAAAACACGATCGCGATAGAAGCAAGGCTCTTATATGAGGACTTGGCTGTCATGACAGAGAGCAACTATAAGAAGATGTGTTACAAAGGCAGGCTTGACAAGATACGCACAGGTGGCAACGGCAGGTCCGCGCTTATAAGATGGGAGTCGTTGGATGAGGATATCAAAGCGAAGGTTGTGGATATATACGGCGACCCGTACGCACAAGACAGCTTGCGGACGTTTATCAGCAAGTTGGAGCCGGATGAGGCGGCGGCTGACTTCTATAAGAATGCCAATCTTACCGAAGAGCGGGAGCGGCAATACTACGCCGAGGCGCAGATACTGAACGCCTACGGCAAGCTGCTCGCCGAGATGGCCGTCAAGAAGAGACGCAATCCCGGCTTCAAAGTTACCGACGCTAAACGAAAGCTCTCCAAGATTGTCAGCGAGCTGAAATCAATGAGATACCCCAACTCAGACATGCTTAGATACCCGCACAGGCTGCCAAGCAACCCGCGCTCGCTTGAGCGTAAGTACGAAGAGTACAAAGCCGGAAGCTACCAGGCGCTCATCCACGGGAACGAAGGCAACGACAACAGCAAGAAAATCAAAGACGCTATCGCCGACTGGCTGCTTGCTACCTACTGCCTGCCGAACAAGCCCAACACGACTATACTGCATCGCGAATATCGAAAGGAAGCAGCCAAACACGGTTGGCCGGGACTTACCGAGGCTGCTATTTACACATGGCTTCAGAAAACCGAACAACGCAAGGTGTGGGTGCTTGCCCGCCACGGCAAGGACGAATACATCAGGCAGTTTGGCCACAAGATCGTGCGCGACCGCAGCGATTGGTTTCCGTACTGCTACCTCGCCATTGACGGCAGTAAGCTCGATTGGATTCACTACAAAGAAGGCGGGCCTTACGGCATGGGTGCCGACATCAAGATTAACTTGGTATTTGATGTTTTTTCCGAAAAGATCATCGGGTGGGACTTCACGGATACGGAAGACCATCAGTCGCACTTCCGCACTTGGAAGATGGCGATACAGGAGTGCGGTGTGAAGCCGACGCTTATCACCTACGACAATCAATCAGGCCACAAAATGGAAACGATGCAAGCCTTATATGACCGGCTTGTGACTCCGGAAGGCGGGCAACACTATCCGCACCGGGCAAATGAACACGGCTCACCGATTGAGCAATTGTTCGCACGATTCCAAAAGCAAGTACTAAACACGATGTGGTTCTCGGACAAGCAGGCCATCACGGTAAGGACAGCAGACAGCCGCCCGAACATGGACTTCGTGCGCCGATTCGCGCATAAGTTGAAGCCTGTAGAAGCCTTGCGTGAAGACTTCGCCTACTGTGTAGAGAAGTGGAACGCGATGCCACATCCGAAGCACGAAGCCGCGCGAAACTACGTGGCCACTTACCCGCAGACGTACAAGCTTGAAGCTGTCAATGAAATTGAAATGATGGAGCTTTTCTGGGTGACAACCAAAAAGCCATCCACCTACGAACGCGACGGCATCAGAGCTACTATTGCCAAACAAGACTATCACTTTGAAGTGTACGACATTGACGGACGTGTAGATATCGACTTCCGGGACCGGTACACAGGATCGAAATTCTTCCTTCAGTACGACCCCGATCAACTCGACAACTACGTGCGCCTATACGTGCAACTGCCGAACGGCACACGGAAGTTCGTGACCAATGCCGAGCCTGTGAAGGTCATCAAGAGCATCCCCGCGCTGATGGATGAACACGACAAGGGCAGAATGCACAAGATGACCGCCGTGAGGGACGAAGAGTTGAAGCGTGTTGAGGCCCGGTTGGAAGCCCTGCGCCACCGCACGAACATCACAGAGGAGAAGATGGTGGAGGATCAGGAGTTGGAACTGAAATTCAAAGGCAAAATACCGAAAGAAGCCCGATCGCTTGTGGAAGCAAGCGCGGGGTCGTGGACATCGAAGCTTTGATAATTGAAAGATTGAAGGATTGAAAGATTTAAAAATATTATAAACGTTAATTAAAACCCTTTTAAAATGGACTTAGAAATCAAAAAAACGATTGCCGCCGAAGTGTTGTGGCTTTCAGACAAAACGAGCCAACGCTATGTGGCATCGAAAGCACAGGTGTCAAGTGCTACTATCAGCCAGATGTTGGCTGCCAATTGGGACCAAATCAGCGAGGGCATGTGGCGCAAGATCCAAAGCAACCTGCGCTTAGACTTGAAGTGGAAAGTTGCCGAAACGAGCAACCTGAAGGAGATGTACCACTATTGCGAAAGTGCGCAAAAGCATGCCCTTGCCATCTGCATCAGCGATAATGCCGGGAAGGGCAAGAGCAACGGCTTCAAGTTTTACGACCGGACGAACAAGAACGTTATCCACCTCGAGTGCAAGACTTCATGGAGCAAGAAGTCTTTTGTCAGCCAACTGCTCATCACTATGGGTGTAGTGCCTGTCGGTACTGCCGAGGAGATGCTTGAGCAGTTCAACGAACAAGTCAAGCGGATGCATTCGCCGCTGCTGATCCTTGACCAAGCGGACAAGCTGAAAGACCCGCAACTCGACCTGTTCATGGAATTCTACAACGATCATGAAGGCCACTTGGGCATCATCCTGTCCGGGGTAAAAGCTTTGGAAAAACGCATAGAAAGAGGCCGCCAAAGAAGCAGGGTAGGCTATGACGAGCTGTACAGCCGTATCGGCAGCCGGTTCATCTCATTAGACCCGGTCAGACAGGCAGATGTGTCTGCCATCTGCGAAGCCAACGGCGTGCATGATGACGATGACAAACGAGCAATTTATCAAAGTTGTGTCGGAGACCTACGACGAGTGCGCAGAGAAATACAAAAGATACACATTGACAGAAGTGCCACCCGCAAAGTGAGCGCATGATGACCGAGACAAGAGCCGTATCAGTAGATCAGCTACTCAGGAAGAAGTTCATTGAATTGCCCGTTGAGGGCGCATGGAAAGAGTTGTTAGGTTCGCCGGAGCGTTCCGGAAGTTGGTTTATTTATGGCCTTAGCGGCCACGGGAAGACCACCTTCAACATGCAATTGGCGAAGTACCTGACTCGGTTTGGCAAGGTCGAATATGACACCCTTGAGGAAGGCGCACGCAAGAGCATGCAGGAGGCGGTGAAGGAGAACCGGATGCAAGACTGCCGCAAAGGCAGCTTCAAGATCCTTGACAAGGTGACGATAGAAGAGCTGAGAGCCCGGCTATCGCGCAAGCGAGCTGCAAAGATCATCTTCATCGATAGTGTGCAGTACACGTTCATCGAAAAGCGGGCCTATAAGCAACTCCTGAAGGACTTCCCGGACGTGCTGTTCATTTGGATATCGCACGCTCGGGGAAAGCAACCGTTAGGCGCGTTGGCGGAAGCCATCATGTACGATGCGGACATTAAGATACACGTCATCGGCTTCAAAGCGTACTCGAAGAGCCGGATGAGCCGAGGCGTGAAGACAAAGCCTTACACCATTTGGGACGAAGGCGCGAAAGATTATCATGAAATTATTTAATTATGAAAACGCACGAAATTTTAAAAATCACCGAAGAAGCCTACGAGCAAAAGGTGTTTCACCTCTACTTCAAATGGTGCAACATCAACTCCGTGAGCGATGAGGACTTCCAAAGCCTCATTGCCAACGCCTCGATGAACCGCTGGTTCTTGAGCAACCTCGAAAGGATAGAGAAGGAGTTTTGTGAAGACGCAACTCCATACGCAGGGCTTGACAACGCCCACGAAATAAGCATGCTTTGGCTAAAGCACACGATGAAATTACTATTGTATTACTCTAAACCACTGATCAATGAAAGACACCAATGTATTATTGGCCGATGACACGGCCGCCGTTTTAGCCAAGAGGCAACGTGAATCGTTCAGAAGGCGGGCGAACGACCGCTGTGCCTACCTCTTCGCCGCGTTGCAATATGCGAGCCACAAGACCGCGATGCTCAACGTGTATGACCGGATGCTTATCAACCAAGAGCGGGGCGCACTCCTCCACAAGATGGACTACTCGCAAGCAGAAGAGCGGCGGGTGCCGGAGAAGGTGGAGCTGAAGCTGAAAGAGATCCACAAGATGATGGCAGTCACAAAGTGGTCGCCGATTGGGGAGGATGAACTCAGCCCCTCCCTTGCCCTCCCCGATGGGGAGGGGATAAAGCCAAAATGAAATGAAAGAGATTGATTGGGAAGACGTATCTGTCAGCGTATGCGGTCGTACAATAGAAGGAGTGAAATCCACAACCGTTAAAGAGGTTACTCACAAGCAACACCAAAAATATTTTAATAACTTAATATTTAGAACAATGAAAATCCAACAAAAACAATCCGACCCTGTGTGGATGGATGAGTCCGGGACTGAAATCCCAACCAACCGGCTGACCAAAGCCGAGAAGATCATGGAGAAGAACTCCTACAAACTGCTCAACGTTGCCAAGAAGATCAACGGCGAGCTCGTGAGCTTCAAAGAGTTGATTTCAGAGCTCAGCAACGAAGCATTCGAGGCCTTCATGGCCGAGAAGAATGCCAAACCGACGAAAGGCAATTTCACCTGGTACAACTTCAACCGCACGATCAAGATTGAGGTCTCGATTAGCGAGCCTATCGTGTTTGACGACCTTACTTTGAAGGCGGCGAAAGACAAGTTTGATGAATTTTTGACCCAAAATTTGGACTCGAAAAACGACTTTGTCAAGCCGATGATCATCGAATCTTTTCAAGCCACTCGCGGGAAGATTGATGTTAAACAAGTGATGAAATTGGTAAGATGGGCTGACCGGATTGCCGATCCGCTGTTCAAAGAAGGCGCGGCGTTGGTGAACCAAGCCATCCGCAGGCCAAGCTCAAGGACTTACTTCCGGGTTTGGTGCAAGGATGCATCCGGGCAATATCAGAATGTTGACCTCAACCTTTCAAGCATCTGAGGCATGTCGGTATCTATCAAAAAAGTGACCGAAGACAACTATATAGTTGGCAAGAAGCATGTCATCAAGGACATGAACGGCAATTGGATTGCCGCCACCGAGCTATCGCCTGCCGAGATTGAGGCCTTTCAGAACCTTTTGGATGCGCAAAACGAAACCGATGAGTGAAGGGACGATAGCAGGCCATGAGCGCGAACGCGAGCTAATGGCTAAAGCGCACAAGGCACTTGCGAAGGCGAAAGCCTTAGAAAAAAAGAAGTTCAAAAACGGGTACAAATTTGTAAAAACCGAAGACAAAACATGGAGACTCCAAGCATCACAATAGGCCAAAAAAAGCAACTCATGCGCCTGCTCAGATATGACGAGCAGGCCAAAGAAGAAGTGGTGGTGTCGATCACCGGGCATCCCGACAGGCACAGCCTGAGCGACCTCTCTTTTGGCGACGCGAACACGCTGATCGAGAAGTTGGGCGGCAAGCCTTCCGTTGACTACGAATGGGCGCACTTCGACAAGTTCAACAAGCAGCACAGCTACGTGTTGAGCCTCTGTGTGCAGGCGGGTTGGACAACTATGCATCCGCGCTACGGCTACGTGGCAGACCTACGGCGGCTGTCGGACTTCTTGAAATCTGAAAGAAGCCCGGTGCAGAAGCCCCTCCGCTCGATGACGAAGGCGGAAGTGAGCAGGATCATCTATGCCTTAGAGCGCGTCACGCTTCACAAAAACGCCAAGCCATGACCATGATCATCACTTACGAAAACAGCAGGTGGCTTGTCAACGGCAAGCGGCTGCAAGACCTCAACCACGATGAAGCCAACTTTTTGGATGACTTCTTCAGGGAAATGAAAAGAGAATTTGAAATAATCGAAAAAAACGAAAAACATGAACAAAATTAAAAAGATAGCAGCGTACATCTTGATGGGATTGCTGACTGCTTTGGCTGTCGTAGGCATTGCGATAATGATATACAATGTCATTTTTAACACCGAAAATATCACTTGGCCATGAGAGTATATATAGCCGGCAAGGTGACGGGCGAACCGTTAGCGCAATGCACGATGAAGTTTGGGCAAGCCCAAAAAATAATTGAAGGTAAAGGTTACGAGGCGGTCAACCCGCTCGCGCTGATCTACGATTACAAGGCAGGCCTCGGCAGAGAGGTAGAATGGAACGAGGCGATGAAAATATGCCTTATCAACCTACTCGCATGTGATGCCGTCTATGTGCTGAAAGACTGGGATAAAAGCCCCGGCGCGATGTTAGAAGTATCGATCGCCGAAAAGTTAAAAATACAAATCATCCACGAAAAATGAAAGAAATAATCAAACGCTGGCTTATCGCCGGCACAGTCATCAGTTGGCTCATCGCCTTCGCCATCGCCGCGTGGCTGACCTATTGCGGCGACCTCTTCGCTTGGGACGACAACCGTTTCACAGCCATGTTGTTCTTTGCCTTCTTCCCGCCACTCTGCTGGCTCATTGCATCCATCGTGACGGCAGGCAACGATTATGAACAATGGGACAGGCACATCGAGCGGATCAAATGCCCGGCCTGCCTCAAGAATTGCGAGGCGGAAGTCATAAGGAGCGAGCCGTGGTATGTCTATATTCACGAGTGCGAACACTGTGGCTATTTCATCACTGAGAGCGAATGGGAAAGTGTTTAGGATGGAAAATCTGATCCTAAACGATGTCGCCCGGTGCTGCAACCACCGCTGTGAAGCACGCGGGCAATGCCTGCGGTACCGCCAAGTGCCGATAGACAGGCTGACAGGCAATGACAAGTCGCCTGTGGTTCGGTTTGGCGAGCCCGCGAGCAAAGAGTTTTCAAAAAAATGCGGGCATTTCATTGGAAAACATAAAAGAAAATTCTGAAAAATGGATAGCGAAGATAAAGCTTTTGATGAGGATTAATAACTAAACTTAACAAAAATGGAAACAAAATTGATTATAAACTGCCTTAAACAAACGTTAACCGAATTAAGGGATGAAAAATACCAACAAGAGAAAAACGGACTTTATAAAGCAGCAATTGACTTTGTAAATATGCTAGAAGAAGCATTAATTATAGATGGTGTTAGCAACTGTGAAACAAAGCCAAAACTTAACAGATTGGAAACCGAGTTAGGTAAACTGCAAAAGGTACATGGTGAGACTACTAAACATTTTGAAGTGCATAGCGGTTGTGATAGCTTTAAGTTTAAAGATGGTGCAGTTTACCGTGTGAAAATAGAAAGAAACCAAACAAAGGCAACACTTGATTAGTTTTATTGTTGCTAACGTTTAGTGTATCATTCAGTAAGGGATTGCGCGGCAGTTCCTGTCGAAATACACCAACGTTTGAGCGGATTACAAACTTTTAATTATGCACTGAAACCCTTATTGATGATACACTTTGTTAGCGTTTCGTGCTTTATTTCAGATTATTAACAACTTAATTTATATGAGAACAGTAACATTTTTTGAAGAAGGGGATAAAGTGAAAATCCTTGAAGATTGGAGATATTGGAGAAAAGGTGAAATTGCAATTGTAGATAAAACTTCATGGGAGCGTGGATTCGGCTCTAATCAATTTTTAACCTTAAAATCAGAAACAAATACAAAGGCAATGAATGATGTTAGAACGGTGTATGCGTATCTATGTGAGTTTGTTTCTTAGCATGAACGCTAACTAGTAAATATCACCAAAAACATATAAGTTTTCATGACCCTCGATCAGGCCTACTGCCCACACCCGGAAGAGTTGCAACACATCGTTGTTGTATGGTCATGCGTGACCTGTGAAGTGACAGAAGTTGTCTGCGGGAGTTGCCGGAAAGTAATGGAAAGAAACGAAAATTATTGAAATATGCTTTGCAAAAAAAAATGTCCAAGAGGAACGAGCCGCGACAGATACAATGTTTGACCACGATGTCTATGATATGAAGAGCGTAACAAGTGTCATGACAGAAGCTCTCTTGATTGATGAATTGCGATCAAAAAATAAGAGTAATATATGGAAAAAATAAAATATTTCGCAGTCACAGGCACGTTTCACGGCATGCTGATTGACGCGTTTAGCGAAGGAGATGCCCGGCGAGCCTTCCACGATCAATACAACGGCGAGAGCATCATTCATCTCATTCAGCGTGCATTACCGTCTTTCATGTCATGACAGCCGAACAAACATACCGCAACCCCAAAGCCACTAAGGCGCAACTCCGAGAAGCCCTTCGCGTGGCTTTGGGCTTGCCTGAAGAACCCGCCGCCGCTCAGCCGCCGAAGAATGCATTTAAAGAATGTTTGAACACCTTTCAAACCGCCTATAAAAAGCAAACAGGGCTGCACTATCAGATAGCCGCCAAGGACGCGGTGGCGATGGCGGGCATTATTAAGAAGTTGCAAGCCCTGGCACCGGGTGCCGACGTGGTAGAGTTGTTCACTGCCTTGGCGGCAAAGCTGCCGGAGTGGTACGTGAAGAATGCATTTAGCCTACCTGTTATCAATGGAAAGTTTAACGAGATTGTCGCCGCGATTCGGCAGTCTAAAAATCAAATAAACAATGACTATAAAGAGAGAATTGCCCGAGACCTTACCCGCCCCTAACCCCTTCAAGGAGGGGAACATTATGCCGGTGGAGCAACAGACGCAACTCGTCAGGAGTTATCTGCCAGAGAATCATCTTCCCGAGGTCAGGAAGATGACCGCCGTGGCGCAAGTGCTTGCCAAGGGCGACACCTGCACGGCCTTGTTGGCAAAGCAGGTGGGGACCAAACGCATCGAGGCGTTGGTGAAGCTTTACCTCGTGCGCCTAAACGAGCTGCTCGACCTGAAGCGGCCACTCAGCGAGATGGCCATAGACGAAATAGCCGCTACGCTGATGACCGGAGCATACCGCAACCTGAGCCTCACAGACATTGCCTTCGTTCTGCAACAAGCCGCCCGCGGCGTGTATGGCGAGATGTACGAGAGCTTAAACGTTACCAAGGTGATGCGCTGGTTCGACGCCTACTTCGACGAGCGCATAGCCACCGCCGAGCGGATGAGCGAAGCCGAACGCAGCCGGCACAACAGCATGCTCAACCGCTACCGGAGTAGCGAGCAGGACGAACAAGACCCGGGCTTTGCTGCTTTTAAAAAAAGCTACGAAACAGCTCAATTAAAGCAACGAGCAACTCAACGTAAGGCGACAGCTTCAGCAGCCAAAAAGCAACGCGAGAAATGAAATTTTTGAAATTCATTTTAATAAAATTTACCGCAAGCTAATACTGCTGCATTTCAAAAGCAGTGACATGAAAAATTTTAAAATTTTGATATGATATCCGAACAAAAACTGAAAGAATTAGGCTTCCAAAAGACCTTTGGAAACACCCTCGAAGATGGCGATTATTACCAATGCTATGAATTAGTAAAAGGTGAATTCACAATTTGCTGCACGAACACGCACAATGGACAGACGAGAGTAGTCTTTCACCAATACTTCGAGCTCAACGGAGAAACCCTTTCTGGTGATTTTATGACTGCGGCGCGCTTGAGATCGCTAATAAAATTACTGTGAAATGTTAAAATTTCAAAAACATTTGGCGGTGTCATAAATGATACATATCTTTGGGTATTGAAATTTATTAATCATTAGACGCTGGCGGCAACAGCACAATACGGCAAGAGAAATTATGAAAACTTTAATTAAAACAGACGAGTTTGGAAAAGTGACAAAAGCATTTTACACAGACGAGCAAAGTGCCACCGACGCTGCTAATTCATTCTTGAGAGATTGCAGAGTTCATGGATTGCAAAGAGACAAAAGATCTACTGAAATTGTTGATTTTGATTACCAAAAATATGGATTTTCAAAGATGCCAATTTTCGCCCAATTTGAGGCAAACAATTTGGGACTGTTTGTAAAAGTAGTATTCAATGGTCTTGGCAATCAGAGATTCACGGTTACAAATCAAGTAAATGAGCTATGAGATGAACCAAACCATCCCACAAAACGAGCAACAATGGCAGTTGCTCGTTTTGCTTTTAAAAGAGATTGCCGAGCAGAAAGGGCTTACGCAACAGCAGATTGCAGACGCATCCGGCCTGATGCGTTCAAATGTGAACAGGCTCTTTGCCTTGAAGTTTCCGCCCAACATCAAGACCTTCTTGTCGGTGGCGCAGGCTGTCGGTGTGAACTTCTACTTTGAAGACAAGGAGTCAAAGATTGATCTGAACATCGCCTTTGAGCGCGCGATGGAGAGCCTCGGAAGAAGGCCGGGTAAATTGCATAAAAACTAAAAAAAATAAATAACTTTGTCCTATGGCACTCGATCAAGACAACACTGTTAGGAAGTACAAAGCCATCCGCGAGGCTTATCAGAAGTGGACGGCTAAGCGATACAAGGGTGTGCGCGTGTACACGGACGAGTACATCCTGCACAAGCTCGAAGATCAATTCTTCATCCGTCCGGCAACGCTCGAGGACATCGTGTTTTTTAGAACAAAATACTAATTTTAATCCACATTTAATCATGAAAAAAGTACTTCTAATTTTTGCAGCTGCGCTGATGGTTGGCTGCCTGTCATCCACCGACAAAGCCGTCCAAAAAGAAATGGACAAAATCAACAACCAGGTCGCCCTCGATGCCGAAGCGCAGTACAAGATTGCGAAAGCTTCAGGCGAACCCATCGATGCTTATTCTGCAGCAAGCTACGTGGCGGCTGCTTATCTGCAGGCCAAAGACTCCTTGAATTACGCGAAGTGGAAAGCCATCGAGAAGGAGGAAGCCAAGGCGGCAGGCTTGCAAAACTGAGTCTAAATCACAAACCCACCACTGTTCGGCACTGCACTTTGCGGTGCCGTTCCTTTTTCTGCCAACACCTCGCCCGGCGCAGCACCTTCGCGCACTTCTGCCGCGCTGCCGTCCTGCACGTTCATCGTGAAAGACATCCTGTACAGGTTGCCCGCCGATCCGGTATCCACCGGAGCAAAACCAACCCGCCTGCATTCGTTGAAAGTTTCGCCCGAAGTGCCGTGCAACAACGCGTGTATGTCCGTCAGCCTGTTGAGATAGGCGATGGCATCAACCTTGTTGAACGCGCCTTGAAAGGTGTCTAAAAACGTTTCATAAAAGTAGTACAGATCCATCTGCACTTCGAGGTCTTGCACCTTGGCAGACAGGTCGTCTGCCTTCCCAATCCTGAATGCTAAAAAAACCGCAGGGGTTGGAAAGGGATGTTCGCTTTCCAAGAAGCCCACTTGGTTGTGCCAAAGGTCAACCCACTGCACGTCCGGCAGCTTAGTCGTTATCAGGTTGGCGATCTCTTCGTAAAGTTGCGCCCAAAGCTTTAATGGTTCCATATTTTAGGTTTTTGAAAATCTTTTGTTAATCTCGGCAGCTATCCAGCTATCCAAGTCGCCCATTAAAGTGGCACTTTCGCCAATGAACTGCCGCTTGGGGATCACTACCCGGAAGCTGTCCTTCTTAGTTAATGCCATCGCTTTAAACATGCTGTTGCCTGTGGCTTTGAACATCGCCCAAAAGAACTTCCGGCTTTTGGCCGTCACCTTTACGCTGATGGTACCGCCGTCGTTGTGGATGGGCGCATGCTCCTCGTCAGATCCGAACACGATGCGTTCGTTTGACTGCTCAAACACGCGGATGGAGTTGAGCAACGCCGAAGACTTCACAAGCACTTTCCTACCCGGATCGAAGTCGTCTTTCCGTTTCGGCCACGGCTGAAAAGAAGTGTCGGTAAAGCCTTGGTTGAAAAATGCATCTTGAAAAAAGTTGACGCCCGTCCGTGCGGCGAACCTCACGGCATCTGCTTTGAGCGTTTCAGCCATTCGGCTAAAGTCGGGGATTTCGTTTTTTCGTCTCATTTTTTCGTCTTCAAAATCAGTTCTTTCTGATGCTTCTTCAAAAGGCTGTCAACTGACTTCTTGAAGGCTTTGCTGTCGCCTTTCGGGATGGCGAAGTACGGATGCTCGGTCTCGCTGAAGAACTGCGCCGACTTGCCCACATTCATCTCGAAGCCTTTGTCCACCTTCGCGCCTTGCATCGAGCGGTTGTTCACCGCTTTCGTCGTTGGCTGTGCCGTGCATCGGCATCGGAAGCCGTTGGGCGGATAATACGTATCCCAAAAGCTGTCGTCAATTGGTTTGATGATACCGTCGAGCGGTTCATGTTCATCACGGACACGGTCATCCCCGATTGTGCGATAGATAAGGTTTGGAAAGAGATCTTTATCGGCCTGAAATTCCTCCCACTGCCGTGCTGCCTGAGCAGAGCGTTTGGCGGTTTGGAACTCGGCTTGTAAGTGGGTGCGGTTGAAAAGTTGATGCGTCTTCTGCACTTCGTCTTTGAAGGCTTGGAACGTCCTGATCTTGCCATTTTCGTCCACCAAGTTGGCGTTCATCTCAGCCAACTCCTGATAGGTTTTGGCTGCTGAGAACCGGAACAAGTTCTCTTTGATCTTCGGAACGTTTGGCGAGTTCTCTGCATCGAATTTTACCCAATTTTCACCAAAGCCTGAACGCCCGGCTTTGTCGAGTTCAGAAAAGATTTTCAAAACCAAGCCTTCATCTAAAGCGGCAGGCGTGAGCGAGCCATTGAACAGCTTACGGGTAACTTTGTCGATGAGTTCCTTCCACGGCTTCAGGTCTATGGCCTCAACGCTCTCGGGTCCGTGGTTGTGCCCGCATCCTACTTCGTAGAGGGCAGACACTTGCGCTGAGGCATTTACTTTTTTACCGGGGGCTTTTTTTTTTCGTCCGCTGGCGCAACTTCTATCGGCTGCCCTTTCGGTACAAAGCCTGTTATCGGAATGCCTGTCTTCAGAGCGATGCTCTCGAAGTCGAGGATGAACCCTGCGTTTGTCAGAGCGACTGTTTTGTCGAGCAGCACCTCGTTTGTCATCGTTTCGGATTCATCCCAATCGAGGCTGTGGCCTGCCAATCCGCTGTACGCGCTGCTGAGCTGTTGCAACTTTGGAAAGAGCAACGAGTTGACGATGTACTGCACAAAGAGCTTGTCGCTTTCGTGACGGTCGTTGGCCACGCCCTGAAGAACCTTGAGGCTTCCGAACGTGCCGTTGCTGTTCTTGTGGTCGGTGGTGCCATCTTGGCCGAGTATCAGCTTTGAAATTTCGGAGTTGATGGTTGAGATCAACTCTTTGAATACCATGTAGGTGTCGGTGTCGGGGGTGTCGCCGATGCTTACCGTCTCGCTGCCCCGTATGACGCCAACGTGGTTCGAGATCATGTTGATGCCCATGTCGAGTAGTTCGTCCCTGCGCTCTGTGGTCATGTTGTCGGTGGTGATCCACACAGGCGGGATGCCAAACTTTTCGATGTAGTCGAGCCAACTGCCCATCGCCAACTTCTTGGCAATGATGAGCGGGGTGAGGTCTGTCAGCATGCCAATCTCATCGTCTGCGCCTACTTGCACGTAGAAGCGGGAGAGGCTGCCATCGCGGTAGCTGAAACCGTCCGAATCGCCGGGCGATTTCAAGATCAGCCCTTTTTTGGCATTGATGTGCGCCAACGGGATGGAAGTGGCGCATTTCAACTCGAGGTTTTCATCTAAATCAAAAAGCTCAATGACTTTCACACCTTCAAACATTGACAGCAGGGCTTCTTCCATGAAGCGTTCAAAGAAGGGCTTGTCAAAGAGCTTCTTCAGGTCTTCGTTTTCCTCCCCATTTTCGTTCAAGATCTTAAACTTTGACCGCAGTACCCGATAGACACGCGTGCCTATGACGCTGTTTAGGTGGGCATCGAGCTTGAGGTTGTCGTACAATTCTGAAAGGAGCAGAAAACTCGGCTCGCCGCTATCGGTAGCGGTGGCGACTGCCGCTTTCCAATCGGCAAGGGTCTTGACGGTGAAAGCTTTCGGCTCACGTTTGAGTTGTGCGCTCACGGCCTTGCTGCCTTTGGAAGAGGTCAGCGCGGCGGCAACGCGGATTTTGTCCTCCGGGATGAACCGGATCAGGCGGTCTTGTAGCTTTTCGATGAAAGTCATATATAGAAGTCTTTATTTGAACGGTTGACATAAATGGGTGCGGCCACTTCCACGCCTTGGGCATCGAGTGGTTTGGGCAGGCCGTCCGGGGTCTCTTTCCCGGCTTTAATGCTCTCAAGCATCTTCATGGCGTTGTCGTAGTCCTCTTTGTAGTCGGCAGGCACTTTGCGGGCGGCGTTACGCCTGACGAACTTGTATAACACCAAAGTGGTGAGCAGGCCAACGATGAGGTGGTGGCGTTCTGCTCCTACTGCGGCGAAGATGGCATTAGTGTCGTATCGGCCTTTCAGCTTTGTTTTGATGATCTCGATGCCTTGGGCTTCGAGCTCGTCAAGGATGGCTTGCAAGGCTTCTGCAGAGCGTTCATTGATGAACTGCAAAAGCATCTGTGTTTCGAGGTCTTCTGTTGTTAAGAATTTGAATGCCATTAGAAGCGTGTTTTACGTTTATATTTTGCCATGGCAGGCTTGCTGCCTTCGCCCCCGGTGTGGATGTATTTTGACAACTCACTGATGCAGCTCTCGTCAGCATCGGGCGCATCGTCTTTTGATTTGTAGCCAGGCTCGATGCCGAAGAGTTGCGCCAAGCCTGTCTGCGTGTCGGCATGACTCTTCTTATCTTCGTTGTAGTAAATGCGGCCATTTTGATAGTATGCCTGAAGCTTCACGATGCGGTCGTACTTGTTGACTTTGGAGCTTGGGATTTGAGCGATGTTGAGCGAGAGGCGATACTCTGCCTCGGTCTCGGCAATCGTGCGTTTCACTTCGTCGTTCCAAAACTGAGATTCAAATCCCCAATGCACCACCACCGTATCCGGCAATGACCGTTGGAACTCGCACATCCAAGCTATGGCGGCTTTCATTTTAGATTGCCGGACGTAGCTATCGATGTAGTAGAAGTCCGTGCCTTTCAAGCCCCAAACTCGAACGGCGTTGAAGTCGGAGGTCGAAGTGCCCGCGTAGGCGACATCCCACCGACCGATGATGATCTTCATGTGGTTGAGCTTTGGCAGTTTTGTCCATTGAATCTGCTCATCCGTGAAGATTTCGCCCTCCACGTGCGGCTCACCGTTGTACTCTGCCATGGCAGCCAGCACGCCGATTTCGCTTTCCACTTCCCGGTAGTAGTCCGGGCCGTATTTTGATTTCCAAGTGGGTTCGTAGGTCACAGGGTCGTAGGCTTTGACATGGTGGACTTTCCAATTGGGGTGGCGTTCCTGAAGGATGGTTTGTATCATCACCGGTGCAAAGCGGTTGTTGGCATAAATGAAGCGGCGAATCTTCCCGTCCATGGTGGGGATGAGGTCGCGTTCAATCCACTTTGCCAATTTCTTTTGACGCATCGGGTTGACCGATGTCTCTTTGGTTTCGAGGTCATCCACCACGATGTAGTCCGGCCGTTGGTCCCGGACCCGCAAGCCCCTTACGGATTGCCCCGCGCCCAATGCCTTGGCGATAAAGCCGCCTTTGGTGATGAAGAAGCCTTTTTCCCACTGCCCGGGCATCACCTGTTCGCCGAAGTCGTTGATGATCCTTGGGTTGGCTTCAAACTCCGCCCGAAGGTCTTCGAGCAGTTCGGAAGCGCGGTCTTTGCTTACGGTCACCAACACCATATAGTGCGCTTGGCCGTTCGCCCAAAGCATCACCGGCTTGATGACATCGTCCCAAACAGACTTTGCCAAGCCGCGTCCCCACTCATCGAACAGTTTGATGGTTTGGTTCTTAAGCGTCATCTTCGCAGACTCAATTTGGAACGGCGCGGACTTAGAAGTCGCATAGTGCGGAAAGTAGTAGTTGGCAAAGGCTTCGGGGTCTGCTTTCAGGGCGCGCATACGCTTCTCTTTGTCTGCAGGAGACTCGTGCGGGTCTATTTGACCGCCCGAATCGCGTACCATCTTTAGTCGCTCTCTGTACCTCTGTAAGGCTTCTTTGTCTTCGCGCTTCATTTTTTGACGAATTTTTCAGTCAATCCCTTGATAGGCAGCTTTGAGAAGGTGTGGTTTACCGTGTTGTGCTTGAAATCGTAAAACAAATTAGAGATGTACAACGTGCGCGCCGGTTGATGCTTATCAGCCGGGAGGCGCATCGGCTGCCCGACTTGGAAGCCTGTGCCACGTTTAATATAGTACGCGCCGAGCCTAAGCCTAAGCTTGCTCGCAGCGAACTTGTTGTACGTAAATAGCAGTTGTATGTGGATCCACAGTATGGTCATGATAATTTGATTGAAATGTCCGATAAATGCTGCTCTTGGAAGTCGAGCAGCTTCAAATAGATTTTGGCATCGTAGTTTTTGATGGCCTCAAAGAGTTGATCCATCACATCCACATAGGTTGAGAGTGTGATGCGGTTCTCCTTCTCCAAGTTCATCAATGCCTTGTTGTATTTACTGACTTCATCAGCAATCTTGGAGGCGCGTTCGTTGAGCGTCTGAAAGAGTTCGTTGTCCCGGTCGGCTTCTGCCTTCTCCATTTGGTCGATGAGCTTGATGCGCTCCTCGGTGAGTTGCCCGATGATCTTCTTTATGTTTTCCACCTGCGTTTTTGCGCCGTTTATGCGCGCATCGCGCTCCTCACGCCACGCGTACTTTTTGACCCATTCAGACAGGGTCTTTTCCTGCACATTGACGATTTGCGCAATCTCCTTCTGCGGCTTGCCACGCATGAAGAGTTCTTTGGATAAAATGCGTTCTGTTGCCTTGGCCATTTTGTTGTTTTAATGGTACAAAATTGTAGAAAACCGAGCCTAAAAGCGATTTGAAAAGCTGTAGCGGGCAGGCAGGCAAAGTATAAAATGTATTTATTGAAAGTATGACACCGAATAGATTTTAATTATGCAGATGATTTAATGAATTTTGTTGCCAATGAAACGCACAAGATTCCACATTTCGGCAGCCGCAATACCCAAAAGCACGCGCCCGCTCATCGTAGAGGTGACGGCAATGGGGCAAGAAGCGCACATCAAGATCAACGGCCCGATGTTCCATTGGAATGAAAATAGTGCCGCCGAAGTTGCCCGCAAGATTGCAGAGGTGAAAGCCAAAGGCATCACCGATGCCGTTGTGTATCTCAATACCGAAGGAGGCTCGGTCTTTCAGGCCACCGAGATCAACAACCTGTTGGAAGACAACTTCGACAGCATAAAGATTGTAGCCGGGGCACTCGTTGCCAGTGCAGGCACTTACTTATTGGCCAAGCATACTTCCGAAGGCAAACGCAATTCGCTCTTCATGATTCATAAGCCAAAAGGCTTCTTTGAAGGCAATGAGGATGAGGTGGTCTCGCAGCTTGAGATGCTTAGGATCATAACCGCTGAATACCGCACGGTCTATGCCGAACGTTTCAGCCAAACGCCTGAAGAGATAGACTCGCTTTGGGCATCGGGCGACTTTTGGATGAGCGCGGCCAAAGCCAAAGAAATCGGGCTTATCAACAGCATCATCGACGAGGAGGTTGACATAGACGAACCGACAGCCATGCTCATATCAGCCTGTGGCTGCCCGATTGAGCCAACAGTAACGAAAAAACCACAAAAATCAAATACAAAAATGGAACTATCAACATTGGCGGTCAGCTTAGGCTTGACTGCTACAGCCACGCAGGCAGAAGTAGATGCCAAGTTGCAGGAAGTGCAGGCGAAAGCCCAACGAGCCGACGCGCTTGAGCAAGCTGCACAGGCATCGCTTGACAATGATATCAAGTCGTTGTTAGATGAAGCCGAACGCGCAAAGAAAATCACGCCGAAAGGCCGTGCCTTCTACGAAGCGATGGGTAAAAGTAACCTTGAAGGTTTGAAAGCCGTTTTGGCTGAAATCCCTGAGCCTACTGCCGTAAGCCAAAGCATTGACAAATCGAAACCTGCCGGGGAAGACCGCAGCAAGTGGACGTTTGCCGACTATCAGGAGAAAGCACCGGAAGCATTCATTGAAATGCTTGAACAAGAACCCGCTAAAGCCAAGGCATTGGCCGACGCGCATTACAAATAATCAAAATCAAAAAAAAGACATGAAAACAATCACAAGACTATTGTTTGCGGCATTGGCGATTTTCGCCTTTGGATTTTTCAACACCTCACAAGAAGGGCAGGCGTTGTCGCAAGACCTCACGCATCCCGCGCCTCAAGTGCTAATGGCGGCAGTTGCTTTGAATGAGTTCGCCGAGCGCGAGCTTATCAAACAATTCAGGCACGTTGGCAGCTGGCTTGGAAGGGTCACTTCTAGGAATCAATGGGTCAACAACAACGTCATTAGACTGACAGAGATCGGCGCAGATCCTGCCGTGCTTATCAATAACAACACCTATCCGATTGCCGTGTCCTCAAGAACGGACGACAGCGTTGCCGTTTCACTTTATAAATATGACACTGAGAATACCAAGGTATCTGAAGACGAAATCTACGCGCTCCCTTATGACAAGCCCGGAAGCGTGCAAGAACAGCACAGATTGACTTTGGAAGAAACTACTCAAAGACACGGCCTGCACTCTATCGCACCTATGGCCAACACAGCAAGCACTCCGGTCATCGTGACAACAGGAGCATTGGTAAATGGCCGCAGACGGTTGACTTATGACGATTTGGTCAACTTCAAACAGAAGTTAGACGTGTTGAAAGTGCCAAAAGTAGGCCGCGCCTTGGTGTTGTCTTCTCACCACATCTCCGATTTGCTTTTAGAGGACAAAGCTTTAGCTATTCAGTATCAGAACCACACCGCGGGGCAGATAGCTACCAACTATGTAGGCTTCCAACTCTTTGAAGACGTGGATGCGCCTGTGTATGACGGTGCAACCAGGCAGAAGATTGCTTTCGGCAGCGTTACGCCTGGTCTTGCCGCCTCTGTGGCATTCCACTTTGGCAGCGTGGTAAAAGCACGTGGCACCGTTGCACGCTTTATGCGGGCAGCTGAGAACGACCCAGAGAACAGACAAACTGTCGTCGGTTTCCGATTGTGGCATTTAGTCATCCCGACCCGTACGTTGGGACAAGGCGCCATCATTGACGCGACCGTATAACGATCAGTTACAAAAGGGGCTGCCTCACTAATGCAGTGGGCGGCCTCCCCCAAGGGGGAAAACTAAAATACGACATGAAACACGCACTCATCTTAGCGATTCTTTTGGCCGCATCCGGTTGCGCAAGCAAAAGGCCTTTGCCGCCAACTGTCATTGAGAAGGTGCGAACCGTTACTGAGACAATCAGAGACACAGTCTTTGTGGTTGAACCTGAGAAAAGCACAGCCACCTTTGAGGTGAATTGCCCGGATCAGCAGCAACCAACCATTAAACCGACAGGCAGCAAGCCTGCCAAGAACCTAAAGCCGCCGACCGCGGACTTGTCGGGTAACGTCCTGACAGTAGATTGCCAAACGCTCGCTCAGGACATGTTCTTTCGGTGGAAGGAGCAGTTTGTCTTGGAAACGCAAAATAATAAGGAGTTTGTCAACGTGCCTTTTGAGCCAAGTTGGTTTCAGAAGCTGTACATGGCCGTGGGCAAGGTCACGCTCTTGGTCATCATCATCGGTTTAGGATTGCGGTTTTCGCCGTTGAATATCAATGTTTTGAAATTTCTAAAATAAAAATCATGACAAAAAATGAAAAAATAGCAGATGACATCTTCAAAGCCGATGAGGCCGTGAAAGAAGTCTTTGTCTGCGACGACGGCACCGCCTTCGTCAGCAAAAACATGGCAGACCTGCACGCCAACACCAATGCTTCCGGCAAGAAGTTGAAAGTGGAAACTTTCACCCGCCCCGGCAAGGACGAGGCCGCCGCCGATGCCAAAGCAGCAGCTGAGGCTAAGATAGCGGAAGCCGCTGCTAAAAAGCAGGCAGAAGCCGAAGCCAAAAAACAAGCTGAAGCAGAGGCAAAAGCCAAAGCAGAAGCCATCAAAAAAACCAGCAAGTCGAATGGCTCGCCTGAAATCCGATAATTATGGGACTGACAGGAGTTAAGATAAACAGACTAAACGGCGGCTTGGGCAGGAAGAATCCTACCCTTGACGGCGTTGCCTTGATCATCGTGAAAGGTGCGGTCGCTGCCACAGGGATTGCCCTTAAAACAGCGGTTGAATTGCTTTCACTCAAGTCTGCTGAAGACTTGGGCATCAACGCTACCTATGACGACACCAACTCGGTGTTGGCGCACTACCATGTGGATGAGTTCTTCCGGGTTGCACCGGACGGCAAGCTGTTCCTCGTTTTAGACGATGGCACGCTGACCGATGCGGAGATCAAAACGATACTTAAGCAAAACGCGAGCATCAAATTTATGGGGATTGTCACCAACGCGGCCACAGGCCCGGATGTGCTTCCTTCTACGTTTGTGCCCGGCTATCAGACCTTGGTCAACGACTTGCGCGCCGAGAGCCGCAACATCTCAGCCGTGCTTGTGGAAGGCGGCTACTTCAATAGTGCCACCACTATCGCCACTTATGAAGACTTGCGCACGCTTGCTTCCGGCAACGTGTCTGTGGTGATCTCGCAAGACCCGGTTATCGCCGCACTAAAACCTGCTTATGCCACGCATGCCGCTATCGGCACCGCGCTTGGCGCATTGTCGGTCAGAGGCGTGAACGAGAGCCTTGGTTCTGTTGACATCATAAACAAACCGTCTGCCTCTCGCGGCCAAAGGGACTACCCGCTCACCGACCTTGCAAGAGGCCGCTGGTTGGATGCCGCTTTGCAATCGGGTAAAGCATTCAGCACGCTTACGGCTGCTGAGTTGCAAGCTTTGAACGATAAAGGCTACATCTTTGTCGCAAGTTACAACGGCTATGCCGGCTTCTTCTTCAACGACAGCCACACGGCGACTGCATTGTCTGACGACTTTTCGAGAATCGAAAACAACCGTGTCTTCGATAAAGCTGCCGACCTGTTGCGCAACGTCATGTTGCCGAAGGTCAAAGCCAATATTGCGAAGAACCCGACGACCGGAACAATCGCCGATGCCGCCGCTACCGAGTTGGAAGCTTTGGGCAACGGCGCGCTGCAACGTATGCAGGCTGCCGGGGAGATATCCGGTTTTGACACCTACATAGACAGGGCGCAGACGCTTGAGAATGATGTAGCGCTACGCGTGAAAGCACAAGTGGTTGTGAATGGTATCATCCACAGCATTGAGATTGACCTTGGATTAACGAATAAACTGCAATAAAATGGGAACTGAAATCATCAACCACTTCGGCAAGGTCACAGGATGGAATCACGTATCTACACGCATCCTCGGACGCGACATCGTCGGGATCACCGAGGTGTCCTACGACGACAATGTTGACATTGAAGGCGTGAAAGGCGCGGGTCAGTACGACATCGGCGTAGGCGAGGGTAACTATACTGCCAAGGCAAGCATCGCGCTTACCCAAGAGGAAAGAGTCGGCATCTTGAACGCATTGCCTCCGGGCTTCCGCATCCAAGACATCGATGCCTTCCCAATCGTGGTGACGTACGACAACAACGGTGTCATCTATCGTGATGTCATTCAAGCGTGTCGCTTCAAAAACAACGGCGTAGAAGTCAAACAGGGTGACAAAAGCATCGCGTTTAAGTTTGAACTTTATACGCCAAAAATCGACTTCAACATCTAAAAAACATCAACTTCAAATATCATCTAAAGCCCATTTAAAACCATTTTAGATGGGCTTTTTTTAAAAACAATCAAGTCATGGCCAACGAGAAAAAAGCACCAAAAAACAACGAAATCAGCGCGGAACAAATCGCTGAATGGAAAAAAACAAAATCCAACGTCAAGGAGATCTCTATTCAAGTTGACGAAGAAGACATGTCCGACAACGCAGAGGTGGCAAAGTTCATCATCTGTGCGCCTACGCGTAAGATTCAGGAAGCTATCAATAAGTACGCTGCCGACAAGAATATCGATGCCATCAACAAGCTGCTCGTCACCAACTGCGTGTTGGGCGGTGACATGGAATATCTGTCTGAAGATGGCGACTTGGGCATCTACCTTGCTGTATTGGAAGAGGTGGGAAAGTTGATGAAGAAGCAGCGCGTGACTTCAAGGCGTCTTTAGATGCCGGAAGCTTAGGCGAACCGGGCGAGGATGCCGAGCTGTGGATTTCACAAATAAACGCCATCCTGCGCAGGCATTACCAAGTTGACCCCGACGCGCTGAGCGACGCGGATTGGATGAAAATGTACAACGAATTCCTCTACACCGAAAAGCTGAGACGAAAATTGTTAAAAGAGACCTTTCAAGCGGCACTTGAAGAAGTGCTATCAAAAATCAAAATGTGAGCACGACCACGACATCTTGGGTACTCGAACTGATCGATAAGATCAGCAAGCCGCTGCGCGACATAGAGCGTGCAGGAAGTGGTGTGAACGCTACTGTTGACGACATCAACGACCGTTTAAAAGTTCTTAAAACTGAGACGTCCGATGTTACCGGACGGCTGAAAGGCCTCGCTATCGGTGCCGCCGCTTTCGGCGTTTTGGCCGCAGGGTCTATCCAATTTCAGGAGGGCATGGCACGCGCCAACACGATGGCAGGCCTTTCCACCGAAGCATTTAAGCAAGTTGAAGATCAAGTACGCGGCATCGCCGAGGTGGTGCCGATTGCCAAAAAGCAGTTAGCGGAAGGGCTATTCGCCACGATCAGCGCGGGCGTGCCGAAGGACAATTGGATCAGCTTCCTGGAGAACAGTTCCAAGGCGGCTGTTGCCGGAAATGCGGAGTTGGGCGTGGTGGTTGACTCCACCGCTTCCACTATCAAAGCTTACGGCTTGGCGTGGGACCAGGCAAACGCCGTGCAAGACCGCTTTCAAGACACCGTTAGGCTTGGGCAGATTCCTTCGCTTCAGGCATTGACAGATGCCTTGCCACGTGTAACAGCCGTATCGGCTAAATTGCAGGTTTCACAAGAAGAATTACTATCGGTCTTTGCCACTGCCTCCGGCGTGATGGGACAACCCGCCGAGGTTGCTACCCAATTGAACGCCGTGTTAGCGGCCTTATTGAAACCGACATCGGAAGCCACAAAGGCGGCTGAGAAGTTAGGCATTGCCTTCAACGCATCGAGCGTGGCACGTTCGGGCGGTCTTCAGAACTTCATCAAAGAGCTGATTCCTCAGATTGAGGACTTGAGCCGCAGAACCGGGCAAAATCAAGAAGAAATTATAGGCCAACTTTTCGGCAGCCAAGAAGCTATCAAACTCATTATCGGGCTTGGCGGTGAATTGGCAGAAGGTTGGGCAAGCAATACAGAGAGCCTCAAGAACTCTGCCGGAGCGGTGAACACCGCTTTCGACATCATGTCTGAAACGACATCGACAAAGCTTCAGCTCGTGCGGAACTCGTTTGGCAACGTCATGGACAGAATCGTCAACGAGCTTTCGCCTTTTATACAAATGCTAATTGACGGCGCATCGAAAGTACTGCAATTCACATCTGCTTTTATCGAAGCTAATCCGACAATTTCGCAATTCATCATCGTTGGCGGAGGCGCGGCTTTCGTGTTGACAGCTGTCTTAACGGCTATCACACTTGTAAGCTTGCGCCTCGAAACGATGAAGTTGAAGCTCATTCAAGCTTCACTTTCAAGCAACGTGTTTACGGCTGCAATTGGCCGTGGTGCCATATTCCTTTGGAACATGGTAGCGGCGGGAGCTTCACAGATTATCAGTCTCGCCGGACAGGCAACAGGATACGTGTTGGCGGGGGCTTTGCTCGTGGGCTCATTCCTTACCGGATTGGTGTCTGCGACTGCCGCTCAGTGGGGTCTCAATATTGCCATGAACGCCAACCCAATCGGGTTGATCGTACTTGGTTTGGCAGCCATCATCGGGGTGATTGTTTTGGTCATTAAATATTGGGATGAAATCAAAAACGCGATCATCAAATTCACGGTTTGGATTGTTGAACATTCGCCTTTTGCTTTCCTCATCGATCTGACAGACAGGGTGTTCCCCGGCTTCAAACAGAAGATCGCCGAGGTGTTCAACTTTGTCAAAGATCTTGCGCTTGCCGTTTGGGAGCGCGTCAAAAAAATATGGGAAGACATCAAAGCCTTCTTTGGCTTTGGTTCTGACAGCAAAGTAGAAGTTGAAGTCGGCGTGAAGCAAAAAGGAAAAGTAGAAGGCGCGAGCCCGAATACTGACCTCAACCTCAGTTCAGCAGCTACACAACCGGACGCGAACGCGACGAACACAGTTGTCACGCCGACGGATGGCAATGGCAAGGGCAACACCGTCACCGGAACAGGCGGCGGCAACGGCAAAACAATCAATATGACACTCAACATCACAAACAGCTTCAATATGGCAGCGGGTAAGTGGCGTGAACAAGTAGATGAGATTGCCAACCAAGTGGTTGGAAGGATAAACGACAGGCTGAGGGACAGCGTAATTGCATTAGAATAATGGTCAACGTAGATTTAGACATAAACGCGCTCTTTGAAATCGCCTTTGGAATTAAGGGCTTTGTTCGATATCAGGCATCGGTAGGGCAGGAAGAAGTGCGGGCAGACGCGGCGCGCTTTGACGGCATACCCGTCATCAGCGATCCTGTGGAGGCTTCAAGGATGAGTTTCATGGGAACGCCCATCATCTTCCCGGTTAAATTCCGTGGTGGCAATTACAACTTCTTCGACAGCCAAGGCGATGTGGTCGTGTTTCAAATGGATGACTTCGAGCTTCCGGCAGCCACTTTGGTGGACTTCCGCAGGCCTAAGATCATTACAACCAGCAGGGCAGTTGCCACCGAAGGCACAACCAAGGAGATTTACGGCTTTGACGATTGGCAGGTGGAGATCAGGGGCATCGCCTTGCGCGACCCTTCCCGCACAACAGACGTAACGGCCTACGAACAACACTTGCGGCTGCTCGAGTGGGAAAATGTGGTAGATGCCATCAGCGTAAGCGGCGACCTGTTCGTTGACAAGAACATCAGTCATTTGGTTATCAAAGAGGCTGAGTTTAGGGCTATCCAAGGCAAGCCCGGTATGATGCCATTTGTGTTTAAATGTGTGAGCGACAAGCCCGCCGAACTCTTCTTATGATGGTGAAAGCGATGGTAGCACGGATAACGTTTGGAGCTTCAAGAGGACGGCAGCAGTTCGTACTGAAGAAGCCGACATCGGTGACGGTGGAGAGCAGTTGGAAGATGCTGACGGACACCGCCACGATCACCATGCCGCGCAACGTGTATATGGACGGGCAGAAAGGCTATGAAAAGATGCGCATCAAAGACATCTTGGTGGCAGGTGACCCGGTCAGCATCGAGTTGGGCTACAATGGTCAGTACGTGCATGAGTTCTCCGGCTATGTGACCCGCGTCAGTGCGGATGTGCCGGTCGAGATACAATGCGAGGACGAGATGTTTATCTTGAAGTCTATCCCGGTCAATGCGAGCTTTCAAAAGGTTTCCCTTCAGAAGTTGCTCGAAACGATATTGCCGGGGCGCGACATCGATGCTTTAGAGGTCAACATTGGCACGGTGCGTTTTGTAAAGACTACTGTTGCGAAGGTGTTAGAATTCCTGAAGGACGAATACAGCCTGTTCAGTTATATGAAAGGCAAGCAGTTGGTAGTGGGCAAAGTCTATGCAGATGACATCGTTAAGAACGTTCATCAAATCGTGTTGGAGAAAGACGTGGTTTCGCACAGCCTTAGCTATCGCAACCGGGACGACATCAAGATCAGGATCAAAGCCGTTTCCACCCTGCCGAACGGCAGCAAGTTGGATGTGACCGTGGGCGATGAAGAAGGCGAAGAGCGGCAACTGAGCTATTACGGCATCGAGGTGAAAGCAGAGTTGGAGAAGTTGGCGTTGGAAGACCTGAAGAAGTACAAAGTAGATGGCTTCGACGGCACGGCGGATGTGTATGGCCTGCCTTTGATACAACACGGCGACATCGTTGACCTGACTTCGACACAATATCCGGAGCGGTCGGCTAACTACTTTGTAGAACGCACCAAGGTGACGTTTGACGATCAACCGCAGTACAGAAGGAATGTTCAATTAGGTGACAAAGTGACGGCATGAGCAAAGAGTTAGACGAATTTACCCGGCTGCTAAAGGACAGGCAGAAGGCATCGCAGAAGCCTCACATCGTGTGGGCAACAGTCAAGGAAGTAGATTGGGATGCCAAGCAGATGACCGCAACAGGCCTACTTGACGGCTTGGACTACTACGAAGTGCAGTTGGGCTTAGGCTCGTTTTACCGCAAGCCGGTGGTTGGCACTAAGTGCCTGCTCGGTGTGATTGAGAACCAATCGGCGGCCACTTTTCTGATAGAAGCCGAGGCATTTGAGGAAGGCGTTTGGACATCGGAAAACACGCAGTTGGTCGTAAAGAAGGAGGGCATCGCGCTCAATCGGAACGGCGAAGAACTACTGACCATATTGAATGAGCTTATAGACGAGGTCAACAAGATAAAAGTAATTTATGGTAATACAGTGAACATCGCCGCGGTTACAGCGATTAAAAACCGTTTAAACAACGTTCTAACGACGTAAAATGGCAATAACTGAACAACAATTATCGGCGCGCATCAAGGCCGCTTTGGATTTCAACAGCGACAATCCGGAGGTGGACATCCCCACCGCGAGGCAACAGTTAGCTGATGACATCGCTTCGGCGGTCAATGACTTTGTGGTAAGTAGGACGGTTGCCGTGACGGGCGTACAATCGGGAAGCGGCGCGGTAGAAGGAACAATTAACGCAGACTAAATGGCACAGGACATCCTTATCGACACCCAAGACAACGACTTGCTCATCACAGCGGGCGACTTCGGCATTGATGAAAGTACAGACCAAGAGGTGGCGTTTATCTTGATGTCTGAGCAGGGCGAATGGAAGGAAGACCCGCTTGTGGGCGCAGGCCTGTTTAGGCTTGTGAACAGTAACGGCGATGAACGCGACCTGAAGCAATTGGTAAAGCTTCAGCTTGCCCGCGACAAGAAAAACTACGAACAATTAAAAAAACGAATCAACCTGAAGTTGAATGAAAACACATAAAACCATCGCGAATCAGTCCTTGCTTGACCTTTCCATCATGTCATACGGCACGTTGGAAGGCTTGTTTGCGCTGTCGCTGCTTAACAGATTGGCCGTTACCGACGATGTCGCAACAGGCTCATTGGTTGAGGTGGCCGATTTTGACGGTAAGCTGATTTCGGTGGTTGATTTTATCGAAAAAAATAACATACGTCCCGCGACAGGCTTCACCGCCGTGCCAATTGTAGAACCGCTTAGTGGTATCGGCTATTGGGCGATTGGTGTTGATTTTGTTGTTCAATAAAAATATAGTATGAAAGACTTTGTATTTAACTACTTCGGGGAATTTCTAACGATGATTATCGGCGGGCTTGGCGGATGGATCTTCGGGCGAAAGAAGAATCTCGCGGAAGTCGAAGACGTGAAGGCGAGAACCGACACCGTACAGATAGACAACGAAATCAAACTGTCAAATTATTACAAGGACATGCTTGACGATTTGAAGCCACGCTATGAAAGGCAATTGAAGGAATTCCAATCGGCATGTGCTGCCAAAGAGATGCTGATGCGCGAGAAGGAGAAGTTGATGCGCGAGAAGGTCGTCCTCCTGAAGCAGGAGAACGAGATATTAAGACAACATATTGCAGACCGCGACAAGCGGATAGCTGAATTAGAGAAAATCAAAATCAATGTCACGAAAAATTGAAGAAATCCGGGACGAAATTCTGAACGCCAAAGCAGGCGAACCTGCCTTAGCCGCGTTGACTTCCACGAGCAAGGTGGCGGTGTGGCGTTTGGTCGTTTACATTGTCGCCGTGGCCATTTGGACGCTCGAAAAACTATTCGACATCCACAAAGCCGAGGTACAGGAGCTGATTGCTAACCTGCGACCCGGCACGCCGTTGTGGTATCGTAACAAAGCTTTGGATTTTCAATACGGTTTCGCTCTACTTCCGGACAGCGACCTGTTCGACAACGCGGGTGCCACGCAAGAGCAGATTGATGCCTCTAAGATCATCAAATTCTCGGCGGTGACAGAAGCCGAGACCGAGAGCCGGGTTATCATTAAGATTGCCACGGAAGAAGGCGGCAAGCTCGCTCCGATTGCTATCGACAGGCAAGCGGTGTTTGAGGCTTACATCGCCGAGATTAAGTACGCGGGCGTGGCCGTGACGGTCATCAACTTCCTGCCGGACATCCTGAAGCTTCAGATACGCATCTTCCGGGACCCGCTATTAATTGACGAGAATGGCACAGACAGGCTGTCGGGTGGTAAGCCCGTTGAAACAGCTTTGCTTGAATACATGCGCGAACTGCCGTTTAACGGCGAATTGGTCATCCAAGACCTTGCCAACAAGCTCGAAGCCGTCAGCGGTGTAGAAATTGTGCAGGTTGACAGCATCGAAACGAAATGGATAGAGGTTGAAAGCGGAGGCTACGGTCCCTTCCAGCCGATAGATGTGCGGAAGATCCCCGTGTCCGGCTATTTTGAGATTGAAAATTTTGACAACATTACTTATGTGGTATAAGATTGACTACGATCGGCTTGCTGTGATGCTCCTGCCTACCTTCTTGAGGCGCGAGCGGATGACGGCGTGGCTGCGTTCGTTGCTTACGCCTGTGTCGAGCCTGTACAACAATTGGTTTGGCTTCCGGCTTCGCAACATCTATCAGTTGGCGCACAACGGCCAAGTGGTGTATCTGCGTGCCGCACTGAATGACAGCTTTGACCCGGTAGAACGGCGCATTCAGATTATTGATGGTAACCGCTTTAAGCGGAAGTTCATTTATACCAATCCCGAACAGAAGCCCCGGTTTTTAGGTACGATGTACCTGAACCGCTCCTTCGACTTCGCCGATACGGGCGTTGACTTCATCGTGGCAGTTCCGGCAGGCCTTGTGTTCAATCCGATTGACATGACCGCGTTGGTCAACTTTTATAAAATCGCTTCAAAACGTTACAAAATCGACACATTATGAATCTCATAAACATCCAACAAACGGGAGGCTTTCCGCTCGAAACCGATACCATCGACCGCTTGCAGACGAACGTACTGCTCATGCAGACATTCGGCGAAGCATTTGGCAATCTTGGCATTGTGCAAGGTGCGACTACAGTAGGCACAACCGTGTCTGACGGCGTTGTCTATATCAACGGTGAGTTACTCGAGTTCCGCGGTGCGCAGGTAGGCCCGAACGTCATCATCTCGGAAGAAGTTGAGAACCGGGTGTTTGAGGACGGGACCAATAAAGGGGTCTTCAAAACCCGTTATGCCACCTTCGGGACGGCTACCACAAGCTATCCTTGGGCAGACTTCGTCCGCCCCAAGAACCTCGCCGATTTGAGTAAGATGCAGCGCATTGTGGGTGAGATCATCGATTGGTTTGGCAACCCCGCAGCCGTGCCAAGCGGTTGGAAGATCTGCGACGGGACAAACGGCACACCCGACCTACGCGGACGCATGACGATCGGCTACGACTCGGCAGACCCGGACTATGATACCGTGGGAGAAGTCGGCGGTTTGAAAGAAGTAATCTTGATTGAAGCACAGATGCCTGCGCATACGCACACCGCGAGCTCAGGTTCTGCAGGAGCGCACACCCATAACATTCAGCTAAAAGGAGGCGAAAGCGACGTTGGCAACTCCGGGCGGGAATTGAGGCAGGTCACCGAGCAAGGGATCGCCAAGACGGTGGTGACGGACAGCGCGGGCAGCCACACGCATAGCATCACTGTGAATAATGCCGGAGATGGGCAGGCGCATGAGAACAGGCCGCCGTATATGGTGATGTTGAAGTTGATGTGGGTGGGATAAAGCCCCTCCCTAACCCTCCCCGAGCGGGAGACAAGAACCCACCCCCGACCCCTCCAAGGAGGGGAGATAAAAGAAATGAATTTTTAAGACAAAAAAAATGGCAAAAGTAAGTTTAACGACGATTAAAAATTGGTTTAAAACAGGTTTGAAGCCTACTCAGGCTCAGTTTTGGGATGTGTTCGACAGCTTCCGGCACAAAGACGATGCTGTGCCTGCGGCTGAGGTGAGCGGGTTGGACTCGTTGCTTGTGCAAAAAGTCGAAACGAGCCACTTGACCGATCCTAACGCTCACAATATTGATAACATCCCTGTCACGTTCACCACCACTGCAACGGATAAAGATTCCTTAGCCGTTTGGCTAAACGCCCAAACCCCACCGATTGAAATAACCGCCAATCAGATACCTGAATGGGAGTTGATAGATGGAACAAGATACAGATTTGAAAACAAAGGAAAAGGCATTTATGGCGTTGGGCAAACGCAAGTTGTGGCTAAAGATTTCAAACTCGTTTTGGATGGCGCAAAAACACTCGAAACCATAACCAGACCGGGGATTTACCCGCTTTGGAATGTCGTTTTAGACAACGTACAAAAGATAATCAACGGCGAAGAATCCGGATTCGTTACGAATGTAAATGAAGAATTGAAAGTTTCGAGCATCGAGATTCATAAAAAAAATAGAGAAATAGGTTACGGATTTGATTTGATTAATTCGGGGAATGTTGTGTTTTCTGTTGCAGAGCTAAACGCTTTTCCACATTCGGACGGGACTACCGTTTCGGTGAGTTTCGCATCCACTACCTATCTGTATGCATCCGATACCGGTCAATGGATTTTGATTGGAATTTTTACGGCTATTTCCAACACATTTGCGGAAATAGTTCAGGAAGCAGAGTACGCGACCGTGCCAAAATCGACCAGTCCGGATTATGGACTGATTGCAGTCACTCTTGATAAAATTGTCACCACCACTAATGGAGAGTTGAGCGACGCGGATAACGTTCAGATTGATTTAATAAAAAGTTTCTCGATATTTCCAACCTCTGTAATAGCGGTTAAGAATAGAGTTATCGGTAACGATGACATCGTTTTTTCTAAGAAAAAGCTGAACGACATTTATGTGAAAGTCATAGCCAACGATGTTAACCATTTCGATTTCAACTTTGATTACAGATATTTCAGCTTTACCGGAAACACAATTTTGAAAGAACGCCGAACATTGATGCTGAACGAATTGGATTTACTCAAAGCAAACGAAACAGGTGGGCTTGTTTTGACAGCTATTTCCGGTAATCTTGAAGGCACAATCGAGGGAGTGACTGGCGAGGGTGATAAGTTTACCGAGCCTTTGCAAACAGTTTTTGACAACACAACCAATGAGATGATGGTTGTGAACGCCATCTTACAACGTGACGACATCACACAGGTGACAATTACTGCTGTGGGTAATGATGCAACAGATAGGACTTCTTTTGCTACTGTCACAGGAAAAAAAGTTGTAATTTCAGATACTGTCGCCGCCCACACGGATAAGTTGCACCAATGGTTTAATTATGGCCACGATTTCGTCATGCCGTTTGAGGATACCTTCATCGATACGGTGACAGACATCGGGACTGAATTGCAAGGAAACAACATATCATCCTACGTAAAAAGAAATGGCGGACACATGAGCCTATCCGCGATAGTAGGAAAAGAGATACAATCGACAGAAAACATAGACGCGGATGTCATACACGTCACGGCTTCGGGGGCTAATTCACCAATCAGGATAGATTGGACAAGCGGTGACAAAGCCTTTCGTCCAAACCTCGTCATAGTAGGCGCTGGGCTTGAATCAGACTTAGACGCGAATTGGCAAACATCCTTTGGCTTCGGCATGGAATTTATCGAACCTACCTCGGTTAGTACAGTTCCAGACATCCCTTTAGGCGACACCGAACCTGATGTGCATCAGCAGTCCCCTGCTACGGCTATCGTTGCCGGTAAGTTGAGGGCAATAAAAGAATCTGTTCCGAATGCCACTTGGCAACAGGTAAGATTAGCGGCACGTGCGACAGCAACTCGAGCAAATCAATGGGACATGTATCGCGGATTCGGCGTCATCGACACAGCTGCCGCTATTGTCCAATTGAGATTAGACGTTGAAAGAGATTCGTTGGTCAAAGCCAATATTTATAACCGTAACAATAAAATTGCGAAAAGCATAGACTTTCTCAAAATCAGTGAAGATGCGCCGGTAGCTAAAAGGCACATCGCGTCTTTAGGCTTAGTCGTCGCTGATGACATGGTCAACAAAGCCGTTGCTATCATGAAGGATGACGGCGGTTTTATAGATTTGAAAGGCGATGTAGCGGGGTTTTATAAAACAAAATTTTTAAAGCAATCGATAAAAAGATTGCATGAAAACGAAGAATTGGCAAACTTGACGGCCGTTTTTCTTCCGGAAGCGAGTAAGACAGGAGGCAAATTATACAACTTACTTAATGCCGCCATTCCAACTCATTTCTTTTTGACGAGAAATAGCGTGAAATACGGTCATCGAGAGAGCTTGAAAATAGTAGAGTTTTCAGCTAACGAACCGGCTATTGACTATCTGAATGGGTTTCCAGAGCTGATAGTTGAGCCGCAACGGACAAATTTAGTTTTGAACAGCGAGCCAACAGCTAATGAAGCGGCAGCAAGTGCAGGAGTAACCTATCAAAGCGTTGCCAATCCTTTCGGGTTCGCAAGTTTTGTAAAAATACCAAAAACGGCATCCTCAGAGTTCAGATATGGAGCAACAGCAGCCAATGACGGTTGGCACAAACAGCAATTTTACTTTTTTGTCGAGGGCTATAATTTGCAGCTTGACCAAGGGAACACCACAGCTGATAAAGTCTATGATTTAGTCACAAGAGGCAACACCTCCTCGTCTAAATCAGCAAGACTTAACGCAAACAATCGGATAAATAGAAACTTTGTTTTTACCTCTGTAAATGCTGATTCGGAGGGTTCCACAAACACAGGCAACAATGGTCTGATTGTTCGCAATACCTCAATCAACAATGATGGTGTAACGTATAGCGGTATTATGCTTGAAGCGTCAACAAAGACAAGTTTTGCAGGCAGTTATATACGCACAACGGGAGCGACAAAAACAGTCAACGCAGACGTGTTTACAATTAGCAACCTTTTAGCGGATGGGCTTATAAGTACAACGGAAGGCACTATAATTGAACGTGGAAGCAATCAAGAGGTGAGGACTGTTTGGACAGGGGGTAATAGATTGAAATTCATTGATAATGCCTTAATTTCAACAGTAGCAGAAGTACCAAACGACAACCCTTTTACGCTTGACACATCGAGTTACAGGTTGAGTGAGATATTAATTTCTGATAAGGCAATTTTTCCATGACAAAGCTCACAGTCTTTCCCTCCGCCGGTCATAGCAACTCAGACCCCGGCGCAACAGCTAATGACTTCAAAGAATCATCTCTCACTCAAGAGCTTCGGAACTTGGTTGTGGAACGGCTTAAAGTTGCTGGCCATCGCTATATTACTGATAAGGACAGCGAGACGAATCGTCAATACCAAGGACGCATTAAGCCGGGCAATGGCAGCGTTTTGCTCGATTTTCACTTTAATGCCGGTCCGCCAAGCGCAACCGGTACAGAGGTCATCGTCAGCAACGTAGCCAACGACAATAGCAGGCTATTTGCGCGTGAGCTTGTAGATGGCGCATCGCGCATCTTGGGAATCAGAAACCGAGGCGTGAAAGGTGAGACGGGCTCGCAACATAGCCGCATTGGCATCTTGCATACTGAAGCAGGCATCGCCGCGTTGGCGGAGGTTTGCTTCATTACTAATGAGCAAGATGTAGCTGCTTACCAAGTCAACAAAGAGCGATTGGCGGACTTCTACGCGAAGACGCTAATAAAGTACGATAATGTAATTTAGGGGTAAAAGAACCCCCGACTTTGCCGCCTTCTAATCTCACTCGGAAGGCGAACAATAAAGGTGCACAAACACCAAGCCGAGGGCAATGCCTTTAGCTTTTGGTGTTTGTGCACCTATTTTTTTTGAGTGAGACGACAAATTTATTAAATAAAAACAATATGGAACTAAAACCAAGAATGAAAACGCCTATCAGCTACTACGGCGGCAAGCAGATGCTTGCGAAGAAGATCATCAATGCCATCCCGGCGCATAACCTATATTGCGAGCCGTTTTTTGGCGGCGGCGCGGTGTTCTTTGCCAAGGAGCGCAGCAATGTGGAGGTGGTGAACGACACCAACAGCGAGCTAATCAACTTCTATCGTGTTGTGGTCACAGACTTTGAGGCACTCAAAGCGATGACAGAAGTTACGCTGCACAGCAGGGATGCTTACAGGCAGGCCACGGTGATGTACAACCATCCGGACATGTTCAAGCCTGTGCAAAGAGCTTGGGCGGTTTGGGTATTAAGCAGCCAATCGTTTGCATCATCCTTGGAAAATAGTTGGGGCTTTTCGGTAGCAAGCTGCTCCACTCCAAAGAGGGTGATGAACAAGAAAGACAACTTCACAGACGAGCTGAAGCGCAGGCTTGACCTTTGCACTTTCGAGAATACCGATGCCATCGATGTCATTAAGCGTTTCGATCGTCCGGACAGCTTCTTTTATCTTGATCCGCCTTACTTCAACTCCGACTGCGGACATTATGATGGCTATAGCGCGCAGGACTTCACCAATCTACTTGATGCCTTGGCGGGCATCAAAGGGAAGTTTCTGCTTAGCTCTTATCCGTCCAAACTTCTGAAGGAGTACATCGGCAGATACAATTGGCATTTTTGGACTACTGAGAAGAAGGTCAGCGTAAACGCCAAAAGCGGCTATCTGAAGGCGAAAACAGAGTGTCTAACCTCAAACTATCAATTATGAATAAGCATCATGAAATTTTAAAGAAAATCATCGAAAAAGGCAAGATTCAACGCAACAAGAAAGGTTCAATCCGCTACCTGCTCAACCAAGTGATAAGCCTTAAGCCAATAGACCTGCTTGAGCTGTTTGAGGAACACGGTTTAGCCCGGAAGAAGCTGAAAGACGAGCTGAAGCTTTTCATGCTCGGAGAACGCTCCACGGAAGCCTATAGAGAGGTCGGCGTAACGTGGTGGGACTATTGCGGCCCTATTTTAGTGAACAGCTACCCAACCTACTTTGAACAGTTGCCAAAGCTGATAGAGAAGATCAATAAAGAGCGGCGTACTTCTAAGAACTACGTTCTCTTCCTTGGTGCCAACAATACCGAGACAAACCAACAGCCTTGCCTAAGCCTCATCCAATTCCAAATAGACAACGGTAAGCTCGTTGTCACAGCCTATCAGCGTAGCTCTGATGCTAACTTGGGTTTGCCTTCCGACATCTACCACTTGTATCTCATTAGCAAGCAGATACAACTACCCTTGAAGGGCATCACGCTGTTCATTGGCAACGTTCACATCTACGAGAACAACATTGAAGGAACTGAGGCGTTATTGAGTGGTGCGGAGGGGGTTAGATTCGCTTTAAACGTAGTCTAAATGTACAATTTGATTTTAGAAAGTGTATAATTTGATTTTTTGATTATACAGGCAAAATTTTATTTTTTTCTTCATCAATGTATGTGATTTCAAAATCGTGTCTGCCTAATAATTGAGTTGCAATATATAATCCAAGTCCTCTTCCTTGCATACCCTTAGTTGAGTAAAATGGTTCGAAAATATAAGGTTGGTCATCAGCCTTAATACCTGGGCCATTATCAGCAAAAATCACTTTTGAATTTTCTTTATCAATTTTTATTGCAATCTCCTTATTTTCAGTATCAATTGTTTTTAACCAATAAATTGAATTGTCCAAAAGGTTAATGAAGGTTTGAAGCAAAACTGCCTCTGTGCAATTGACTGTAAAATTTTTTCCAATTTCTTCAACAAGGAAAGCAATATTATTCTCCTCTATAACTCCCTCGTAATATCTCTTTACATCGTTAATCACCACAATGATTTTTAAATCTTTACTCTGTCTTTTTGAAGACCTGAATATCGGCTGTATACCTTCAATTTGACTTTCTATGTAATTAATTTGACTGTGCAGTTTTTTGAGATTAGCATTCAAAATTTTTGGGTCGTAATTTTTTGATTCTGTCAATTCAATTACAGAACCTAAAGTTGCGTTTGCTCTTTGCATCATCATCATTAAATCATGTGATGCTGCTTCAACAGCAATACCAACTGCTGCCAAATCTTCCGTAATTTCCGCTCTGTCTTTAAGATACTTTTTTTCGCTGATGTAGTTTTTGTAAATAACATCAAAAACCTTCGCGCCTTTTGAATCTTTTCTTTCAGTTAAATATTCTCTGAAACTTTCAAATTGATTCTGTGTGACAGATTCTTTAATCAAAGTAATTTTATTTTTTGCCTCAACTCCAAATCTGTATTTCTTGAATTCGTTTAATAGTAACCCAAGTATTCCCTGAATGATTGATTTGAAATCTTCAAAAGCATTTCCTATTTCTAACAATCCTTCTCTATTTGTTTTGTCTTTAAGATTTGGGTTGTTTTCTGTTGAAATACCAATGAAACCTACAGTCTGGTCATTACTCAAATAATCTCCGGCGCGTCCTGTACCTCTTAAAATATCAACTTCCAACCAATCATCAACTTTATCTCCATAAGGAAAAACTCTCAATCCATCCCTGTACAAATAAATTCTATTGTTCTTAATGATCCGTTTTTCGTCAGTAAGCAACTTATATTTTATCGGAGCCTGATTAGTTAAGTCGTAAATATGAAACTGAAAAGTGAACTCCCCACACTCAGGCAGTCGCTTCATGCTTCTTCTTCCAGTTGCACAAAATCTTTTTCTGAACTCTTTTATTTCTAACAACCTTTCAAGATTTAATTCAATTACTGAGCCGTTTACTTTGTAAGAAATCTTATTTTGCCCATCATATTTCCCATCTGTAATCTTAACGGGGGCTTTTGTCTGAAGTATTGTTAGCTCATTAGTGTAATCTTTGTCGTCCTTAAATTGACTTTCACCATTAACCAAAATTTCACAAATAAAAGTGTCGGTTTTTTTTGTGGTTACAGGATTATTAAGTTTTGAAATATCTGAAAGAATTGTCTCAATTTTTTCAAATGACCATTCACCTCTTAGATTGGTTATTCTGATTAGCGTTCCATTTGACACTCTCTTTTCTAACTTGCCTTTTATTAAAATATTCTTCTCTACTATATCAATCGGTTTTATTCTTTTTTCATACAAATATTCTATTTGGTCAAGGTATTTGGGTGTAGATTGTTTTTTATCATCCTGAATTAGTTCATCATCAAAAGCAGAAAGATCATTGATAAGAAGTATTTCCTTTTCATTCTTCTCAACAGATTTTGTCGTGAGTTCAATCGTAGTTCCCAACTTGTAAACAGCAAACCGACCAATCCCTTTTTCACCTTGGATAATTCTTTTCTTCTTAGTTAAATTATCACCTTCTTGCTTCTGAATAAATTTGTTTGGAGTAGCTGGGTTTAACCAGACATTTTCAATTGTGTTAAATGACATCCCTATTCCGTCATCTTCAATTTCAATACAAGAGTTTTTGTTTTTGATAAGTGTATTTTCGTCCTTATCAACTGTGAAATTTTTGAACCTAATCTGCACCCAATTGGCATCTGCATCATAGGAATTCTTTATCAACTCAATTAGGGCAACTTTCTCATTTTTTATGAGTTGGTCTCCTATCATAGTTAGAAGCCGTGCATAAGCCCTCGGTTTTAATATTCCTTTATCGTCTGCCAT